TTGCTCGACCTGTAAATCTGTTTGATAATCAGTTAGATTGACAACACCTGTTGCTTCAGCAAGATCATTAATGCCGTTCATCCACAACTCCATAGAATTACGAATACCAAAGTCAGTATCATTCATAAATGTTGTTGTCCAAGGCTCATCAAAAGTCCTGTCGCCTGCAATATAAATTTGTCGTCCTCTAAATGGAATTGCGATTTCAGCTAAAGTTTGTGCTGGTAGATTAGATGCTCTTGCTAAGAATGAAGCTCTACGAACATCTAAACCAATTGCAATACCAGATGGTGGTGTAATTGTAACTCTAAACTGATTAGCCCGAGCGCCGCCACCAATTAAGTTTGCTTTAAAATCATCTATGTTTGCCATGTGAAGCTACTCCTTAAAATTGTCCTACTACTTCACTGAACTCTACCCCTGTGCGAACTGCAACAAAGTTTAGAGTGATAAAGTTAATTGATCTTGCTGGTTTGATATAGATATCACCAATAAATTCATTTCTATCTATAACTTCACCAGTATTATTCGTTTCATCAGCGACCACCTTAAAGTCAAAGATACCTCTACGACCTTGAACATCTCTCAAGAAGGGTTCGATGAGATTTCTAAACTGAGCTCTTGTAAATTCATCGTTGAACTCAAACAATGAGAACTTAGCAGCCGTTGAAATTGCTTTTTCTAGAACCAAGAACAATCGTCTTACGTTAATTCTATCAAATGCACTTGGTTTTGCGAGTGCAGTCTTATCACCAAACAATACCACACCTTGACCGGGGAAATCAACAATAGGATTAACTCTTGCCCGATATAGTTGATCTCTTTCTGACTTTTTAGGATTGTAAGAAAGTTTAATAGCACCTCTCACATTACCTCTGTTAAACCCACCTGGCGAGAACCAAGGATCAGCAACATTATCTGTGAAAGCACAAAGTCCAGCTGTATCACCATTCATTGGGACAAATCGGAAAACATCATTGAACTTATCATACATTTGTTTATATGAACTATCAAATACCATATATGAAGATGAAGGACAAAGATCAAATGCCTCAACAACATTTTCTGTAGCTGTTATAGAACTTGAAACACCTACTGTTGCTGACCGGAATGGAGAAACAAATGCGACACAATCTCTTCTCTTATCCGTTAATGCGGTTAACATTGTAACATGCGTATCTTGTGTGGATGCACTGTCACCGGCACCACCACCTTTACCACCAAGAATAAGATTAACATCAATAGATTCCACATCATCAAAATTATCATATCCAATTTGCAGTTCTCCTGCTGTAACTGCATAATCATCAGTACCATTTTTAAGGTTTGTTGTTGTTGGTGTGTCAAGTGCGGCGTATGAATTACCACCTTCTTCAAGTTGAATTTTTCCATTTTCATTTTCGTTTGAAGTGCCAGTAGCATCCAAAACAACATTTTCTCCAGCATTGGCTCCAGCACCGTCTGTACCACCATCTTCCATTACAATCTCTGATTCCTCACCAGTAAAATCTGTTCCCCAGTTTGTACCAGCTGTATTGTGGTCCATTGAATAAACAAAATTAGAAGTTCTAAAGATTTTATCTACATAATAAGTACTATCGCCTTGAGGTGACTTACCAAAAACATTTTTAGAAAGGTTTGCAAATGTCTCTAAGACAGAATTAGTTCTATTACCATTACTGGTTATAGCAAATCCACTGATTTCTCCAAGTTGATCATATACCACAACATGCATCTCATCTTGTGTTCCTCTTGTATTCTGTGTTGCAAAATCTGATGTGCCTGGGGCTGCATCAAATAAGTCATAAAATCTCCAACGACGCCGAATATTTGTAGCAGTAGCAATCGTACTTTGAAGACCAGAACCATTTGGATCATCTTTTAGTTTAATCGTAATGGTGGATGCATCAGCAGCAGTAACTTGATATTCAAAACCAAGTGCCTCACCAAAATTAACAATATCATGAATTGTGAAAACCGTACCATCGGTCACACTAATAACTGTTTGACCAAGTGCCTCTTCAGCACTTGTGGTGGTGACAGCAAGTTCTTCAAATGCTGTTGAATTGGCGCAAATAGAAACACCGAGAGAATTACCATGAATTCCAGCAGTTCTTGCTGCCCACTCACCAACCGAAGCTTGTCCATCTTTAAATGAATCTTCATAGTGATCATCATCACGAATGATAAATGCTGTGCCAGATGCTATAGCATTAGTAACACCAGATTCACAACGAACAATTTTTAGTTGATCAGAATATTGAAGAAAGTTGGAAGCAGTAAAAAATGTTTCAAATTGATTTGAATCATTTTGAGGCTTACCAAAAATCTTAACCATATCATCTTCATTACCAATAGTAACAACTGAATTTACAGGGCCTTTCTGAAAAGCACCAGCAATAGCACCAATTGTTGTTGGTACGGATGGGACAATTGTAGTAAGATCAATTTCTCTTACATGAACGCCAGGAGACTTTAAAAAACTCATATCTCTACTCCTTTATCGGGGGTCTTGTTATTTCAGAATATTTATAATATTTGATTTCTTAAAACCTCATTTTATATGTGTTATAACTTATAAATAATATTATGAACGAACACTATGAAAAATACAAAGAGACAATCAAAAAGGTTGCTCGTAGAAACTATCGAAAGAGAATTGTTCTATTAAATGATTTTTTGGCAGAACAATCGTGTATGCATTGTGGTGAAAGTGAAACAATTTGTCTAAAGTTTCATCCACATGATTCACAAATTCGTAAACTAACAAAACGAGTTGGGACTAATAATGAAAGCAGAAAAGAAATATTTCATCTAATAAGTAAATCAATAATTCTGTGTTCAAATTGTTTTATAAAAGTTGATAACGATTTGATAGAATTTATATAGTTACCAATTTGTATTATAATCCCTGACAACAGTGGTCCATCTAGTTCCATACTCATCAACTTCATCATCAAGAGCAAGAGGATCATCAATACCATTTACTATAAATCCAAATGGGGCCATATCTTGCTCTAGCATATCTTGCTGTTCTTCCATCATAGTCATTCGTATATCATTATCTGTCAATTCTTTAAAGTATGTTTGATCTGTAGCCCAACCAAATATAAACATACAGGCAACCAAATCATCATTGCATCCATCGTCAGCAGTATACGATGAACCTTTAATAATAAAGGTGGACAACTCATTGACACAATCATAATCTTCGACAATAAGTTTGTTATCCTCAATCAATTGTTTGAGATTTGAACATCCAATCTTCTTCACAGCTTTAGTTGTTCTTACCCCCAATTGCGCTCGACCCCCTGAGAAGCCCGCTCCAAGCACTTGTCCCGCTCTGCCACGCATAGAAGCCATAACTAGGTTGTCATACTCCAAATCAAACTGTAAAGTATTTGCGACCTGTTCGCCTATGTCATTTACCTCAATCATTACATATGCGTTGTTATATGCCTTTGCAACTTCATGAATCTTGGTAGGAAACAGTAGTGGTTTAATTTCATTATCTCTAAACTTTGCAACAAGCTTATACGGTATCTCTGTAACATCGAATACTATAAATGCAGAATAATCATTTGCTGTCCCTCTGGAAACATCAGCCGTTAGCATATATGTGTGATTTTCTTCTGGACGAACATGAATATCTATTCCAACATTTGAGTGAATAGGTGTTCTGTATGTAAGTTGTTTTAGTTTCATAGAACTAATCAAAGTATCAATAGACCCTAGAAACTCACATTCAAACTCCGAATTGAATTGTGATTGAGAAGTGTTTCGTATTGTTTCTTCTTTCCAAACTTCATCTCTGCCTGGAACTTCGCTCCAATGAACTTCTGTGGGAATATAATCATTTCTTTTTTCTTCGGCATCAACCCATATCTTATAGAACATATTCATACCGTGTGGAGTAGAAACAATAATAACTTTTGTATTTTGACCAGAGGTAATTGTAGGATAAACAGATGCAAAGAATTGTTCTGCAACATTGGAAGGAACGAAAGCAAACTCATCCAAGAAAATAATGTTATATGAACCACCACGAATAGCACTTGAAGAAGTGGCAGCTGCTATAATTTTACTACCGTTCTCTAGTTCTATATTACCTTTGTTCCATGCAACAACACCTTGTTGCATCCACTTAGGAAGATTCTCATATGCAAGTTGTAGTCTACTTAGAATATCTCTAGCAGTTGATGACTTATTGGCAAGAACAGCTACATTTACATTTGGATTAAACAATGCATAATGGAGAAGGTAACTAATAATAGTAGTAGATTTACCAGACTGTCTGGGCAATTTAAAAATAGAAAATCTCTTGTCATGCATGGTTTCAACCATACCTTTTTGAAAATCGTACATATCAAAAGGCACAAGTCCTTCATCCAACGAAACTATTCGGACATAGTTTTGAATGAAATGAAGAGGGTCTTCAGCACACTTATGATATTCTTTGATATCATCTTTTGTGAACTCAACAGCAGTATTTGCTTTTTTGAGATTAGGGTTGCCCAGATATTGATTTTGATCAGTCATTATACCTCTTCATCTACTGTGATTTCTTTGACAATACCGTTAGCTGCATTTATAGTATTTCTTCTAGTGGATTCAGTAGCAATAGTTGAATCTAAAGTTATTTCATTTTTAGATGCTTCATCTTTAAATATGGAAGTATATGTCAATACTAAACCATCGTCACTTCCACTTACAGAAAATGATGTTCTTTTTCCAGTGTCAATATATTTTTCTTTCATATAACTTAATACTTCATCGTTCATTTTTTCAAAAGCAGTATCAGCATTTGGTATTGTGCGAGTCATAACTCTTTTCCATGCCATAATTATCTCCTTATATGTTTAAATATTTATCATTACTTTTCATCCAAAGTAACCAAATGAAACCAATGCTCAATCCAATAACATCAATAAACAACCAAATGGGAAGAAAAATAATACTTAACAAGGCACATAACCAATATGGTAAGGAACCTAACTCGTCTTCAAAAAACAAACCCCACAATGTATTTTCATGTTTGCCTCTTGTTATAATATGATCATAACCAGTTTCATTGCCCCAATAAATGCAAAGAAATCTCACAGTTGCACTTAGTGTGAGATGTATGAAAAACAAAGTGTAAAGATCGTATACCTCTGCAATGGCCCAAAACAATGAAGCAAAGGATAAAAATCCTACTACCAAATCAAACATTGCACCAAACTTAGTACAATTATCAGTTGCTCTTGCAAGCGCACCATCAACATGGTCTAACCATCGACCAAAACAAAAAGATGCAATACCTAGAACACTATATCCCTGCCAAACTAAAAATGCTCCAAGCAAAGGAAACACTAACGAAATAAAAGTTACAAGGTTAGGAGTGATCCAATTTATTTTTGATAGCGTTGGTATTGTTTTGAGAGCAAGTCTTTCGTCAAATTCAAAATAGTATCTAATGTTCATAATAATTATCCATTTCGGGAGAAAAGGTATAAAGAGTTTGAGTTTTATTTTTCGCTCTTTCCATACTCTCTTGTTTATATTGTTTTCTCATATCAAGGTATTTGCTGTTTATTGATAACACATCTACTATGCATTCTTCTCCAGTACAATATCTAGCTTTTTCACCGTGGTCTGATGAAAAATCTATCATGTTAAGTTTTTTATAATCGTGGCTTTTATCTAAAAATTCCCACCCAGATAGTTTTGGTCTAAGATGAAATCCTAATTCCTGATATATTATATTCTTAGCTTCATATATCTCTGGTATTTGTAGCTCTAACTCTTTTTGGTGTTTGTGTTTATAATATGATGGGAGGTGTTTAGCGTACAGTGCAAACATGATA